AAATGTCCCACTCATTGTCACAAACCATACGTACGATGTCATCGGAGCTTACGTACCAACTAAAGAAATGGGAGGGGGTTCGGGACTCAAGTATGCAGCGAGTACAATCATTTATCTCAGCAAGAGCAAAGAGAAAGATGGCAAAGAAGTCATCGGAAACATTATCAAAGCGAAGACTGTCAAGTCACGTTTGAGTAAAGAGAATAAACAGGTTGAGATACGTTTGTATTATGATGAACGTGGTCTTGACAAATACTATGGTCTACTTGATCTTGCAGAGAAGCATGGTATAATAAAAAAAGTAGGGAATCGTTATGAAATCAATGGCAAAAAAGTTTATGCCAAAGAAGTTTATAAGAATCCTGAAAAATATTTTGACCAGTACATTATGCAGGCTCTAGAAGAGGTTGCTCACAAAGAGTTTAGTTATGGAGAGGGTTCCTCTAACAATCCTGAAGAATCTGATACACAGTGAAGAGTACAGTAGAAAGGTTTTACCTTTTGTGCTGCCTGAGTATTTTGAAGAAAAAACTGATAGAGTAGTCTTTGAGGAGATATCAACTTTCCTCAAAGACTATGATAGTCTTCCTACTAAGGAAGTACTTCAGATTGAATTAGAAAAGAGAACTGATTTAAATCAGGATGAATTCAATTTGTCTGATCAACTTGTATCTTCATTAGATAAGGTTGAGTCTGAAGCACAGTGGATGCTTGACACTACTGAGAAGTGGTGTAAAGAACGTGCTATATACCTAGCACTAATGGAGTCTATCAAGATTGCTGATGGACAAGATGATAAGAAACAACCTGATGCTATACCATCTATTCTTTCCGATGCTTTAGCAGTAGGATTTGATCAACACGTAGGACATGACTACATTGGAGATTCGCAAACTCGTTTTGAATACTATCACAGGGTTGAAAACAAAACACCCTTTGATTTGGAATATTTTCAAAAGATTACATCAGGTGGTTTATCGGATAAGACTCTCAACATTGCTCTTGCTGGCACAGGTGTTGGAAAATCTTTATTCATGTGTCATGTGGCTAGCTCTGTCTTACTCCAAGGAAAGAACGTCCTCTACATCACTCTCGAAATGGCAGAGGAAAAGATTGCGGAGAGGATTGATGCGAATTTACTCAATACAAATATTCAAGATATAGCAGAACTTCCTAAATCTACCTTCACTAAGAAGATTGATAAACTTGCAGCAAAAACATCTGGCAAACTGATTGTCAAAGAATACCCTACTGCATCTGCACACTGTGGACATTTTAGAGCGTTGTTACAAGAACTTAAGTTGAAGAAATCATTTGAACCTGATATAATATTTGTAGATTATCTAAACATTTGTGCTTCATCTAGGTATAGAAGTGCAGTCAACGTAAATTCTTATTCTTATGTCAAGGCAATCGCAGAAGAACTTAGAGGACTTGCTGTCGAATGCAGTCTTCCAATTGTCTCAGCTACGCAGACTACTAGGTCTGGTTTTGCTAGTTCAGATCCTAATCTTACTGACACATCTGAATCTTTTGGTCTCCCTGCTACTGCTGATCTTATGTTTGCTCTTATTAGTACGGAAGAGTTGGAGGGACTTAATCAAATAATGGTCAAGCAGTTGAAGAATAGGTACAATGATCCTACCATGAACAAGAGATTTGTTGTTGGTATTGATCGTGCTAAAATGAGATTATATGATTGTGAACAGTCAGCACAAAATGATATAGTTGACGATACAGATATAGTAGAGTATAATAAATCCGAGGAATCCAAAGCAAAATTTAATGACTTCAAGTTTTGATAAGTATACACAATTTGTAAACTCAGTTACAAGCACAGCATCTCAAGATGCTGATGCATTCATCTATAGATTACAAGAACTAGGTGGTGATGTAGCAATACAACGTTTACTTACTGCTGCTGTTGGTATATCTGCAGAAGGTGGTGAGTTCATGGAGATTGTAAAGAAGATGATCTTCCAAGGTAAACCTGCTAATGAGGATAACCTAGAGCACTTGAAGATAGAACTTGGTGATGTGTTATGGTATGTTGCTCAAGCATGTATGGCACTCAATATAAGTTTTGAGGAAGTTGCTGATATGAATATCAAAAAATTGGAGAAGAGATATCCTGAAGGACATTTTGCAGAGTTCTATTCGGAAAACAGGAAAGCAGGTGATAGATAATTATTGTTTTACATGCCTAAAGATAGGTGATAAGTTTGATGCAGAGTATGTAAACAAACTGCAACGCATGGTGCGTCAGTATTCTGATGCACCTTTCTTATGTTTTACTGATGACCCAACAGGTGTTGAGATGCCTTGTGTTCATATGGATGACAAGGTAGAACGTGATTGGGATAATTGGTGGCCTGTATGGTGTAAGATAAAGATGTTTAATGCACCACAGTTAGAAGGGTTTGATAGGAAAATATTTTTTGACTTGGATGTGATCATACATGATGATATAACAAAACTATTATTACATGAGCATAGGTCAAAAAGAAATACTTTTAGTTTGATACAGTCTCACTGGAGAGGTAAGGCATATCAGATGGCAAACCCTACTAAGTCATTGTTCAACTCTAGTTGTATGGTGTGGAGGAATAATAAAAAAATATATGATAAGTGGATGGAGGATCCTAAGGGATACGTTGCTAAGTATCATGGTACAGATGATTTTTATCACAACGAAAAGATAATTCGTAAACCTTTACCACCTATATTCTATTCGTATCGTGAAGGTTATATGGATCAGGGTAGACAATGGAACGAACCTATATTCATGCAGATGTCACCAGCACATTCAGTTGCTATCTTACATCAAGACCCCAAACCACATACACTTGATCCTAAAAAACATCCTATTGTAAAATATTGGAAATAAATACCAGAAAGTTCTGGTAGTAGTGTGTCTGCAGCAACCGAAAAGCAAGAGAATGTTTCTAGATTATTTTTTGAAACCTACCTTAGGTCTGGATCTAATCTAAGTCAGTTTCAAGAAAGTGAACTTGAAAGGAAAGCCTTTGGTAAAAGTGGTGGTATATATCCTACAGCAAGTAAAGCATGGAAAGACAATTACTATAAACAGATACAAGCATTATCACAATATATGACTACCTATGGTGTATCTAGAGGTGGATGGGTATGGTCTAGGGGTAATGGTATGATGGGTTATTTGAATCAAATTGCTCTTGAAAGGTGTGGTGTATCTACTTTAGATAACTGGAATCCAATGGATATAGTTGGAGTACAGGGAGCACAAGAGTCTATTATAAAACAAACATGCGAGGCAATGATTGTTAGACCTACTACTGAAGAGCAGAAGGTTGTTAATAGAGGTATCTTGAATGATATAATGGTGGAGAATATTTACACCAACAAATTATTACCAGTATCTCTAAAGTTTATAGATGCAAAAGAAAGACCTGGTTATGAAGTAAGTCCTGATCTTCAGACTACAAGAATAAAGGAGAAGATGAGACATCATTTCAAGATCAAAGAAGTAACATGTGATTTACAGTGGAATGCACAAGACAATCAATGGAGAGAGAATCAAGAAATATCATGGAAAATGTATGATGATGGTGGTAATGGTAGAAAGGCAGTGAGTATAAAGATACAAGGTAGAGCGTTTGGTGGAAAGGCAGCAAGAGAAAACCCACAACATGAAGGAACACCAGAGGGTGCAGGTGCTAAGTTAGGTAAGGCTGCAATCAATGAGTTGAGAAATTTTGTTACTGGTTTAGGATTACAAAATGTTCCTAGTCCCACCCAACATCCACAGATACCAAAGCCAGGTGAGACATGGCAACTTGGTCAAAAAGCATACTGGATAGGTTTGTATAATAACTTATCTGGTACTACTATTGGTGGTCAACCTATAAATTTCAAATCGCCAGGTGTGTATGGTGAGGGTATGACTTCAACAAAGACAGGGTGGTCTGCTGCTTTAGATGCTGCATGTAAAGCAGATGAAGAGGGTAGACAGGTTACTAGTGACCCTGCTAGATCAGCAGGTAATAGGTTGACATCTAAACTCTGGGGTTTAGAATGGTTGAAACTATATACTGAGATCTCAGCTAGAGGTAAGTGGGATGCTTTTGTATATTTAATGTACCACTCATGCAAGAAAGAACTACCAGGAATGGGACCATTCATAAAGATAGCAGGAAGATGAAGGAAGTTATTGATGCAATGATAGTAGAATATACTGTCAAGAGAAGAAGAAAACAACTTCAAAACTTAGAGATCAAAGACTTCATGCGGTTCTTTATTGCGTTCACTGAGAGCGATGATAAATATAAACAAATGCAGACACCTGGTCTGAGTTTTATTCATCGTAATCGTAAAGAAATTTACCAGAAGATAAGTGAAGCAGTTCCAAACATTCATAACCGAGGCAAGGGTTACCAAAGCATCCTCTCAAGCAAAGAGATTGGGTTTGCAGGGAGACGGTCACGGAGACTGGTATGATCGTCAAGGTAATCTAAAAGCCAAGACAGTTGGTGGTGAACTTAAAATGTTCACTGGTAGAGAGAAGTCTGATGATGAGTTACAAGATACTGAAAATGGTACTGCCTTAGTACCTACTCAAAGAACTGGTGCTGCTGATATAGTCAAGGCAATGGGTCATACACCGTTGTCTACCATGCCACCAGTGGGTAACGGTAATAGAGAAACTGGTTCGGGTAGTAGTCCAGCAATGAATGGTGCAGGTAGAACTTCTCCTGTAACGATTGCTTTTGATAAGTTTGATAATGAAGGTGTTACTAGTAATATAATATCTGCAGTCCAAGAGGTGTCTGAAGGAGATTATTTTTATATCTTCCCTAGTAGAAAAGAAGGAGACAATGAACATATCAAGGAATTGCAGGCTGCTTATCCTAAGATAAGTGAATCAATTGTTGATCATAAAAATGCAGAGACTGTTTATGATGTTCTTCAATCTATGTACGAGAATGGATTTGATGCAATCAATATAGTTTGTAGAAAGTCAAGAGCAAAAGCAATATCAGATCTTGCCTATGAGCAGAATGGTAATCTCTATAATTTTGTGATGATGAATGTCATCCCTGTAGATGAGAGAACTATTCGAGAACAATATATTTCTGGCGATTTATTTAAAATGAATTCTATGGTAGAAAGTCATGGTAGAGAAGGTAAGGTAATACGTAGAGGTGCTAACCATCTTATTTGTGTTGATGAAGATAAAGAAATGTTTAGGTGTTGGATATCAGAAGCAGTTGAAAAGCAGCATTTTATACTGCCAATAGAATTCTAATAAATAAATACAACGGTAAAGGAAATGAAAGTCATGAGTAATCCTTGGGCAAAGTCATTTGAGGAAATGAGAGCACCTTATTTGCAAGAGAAAAAAGCAAAGAAGGACTATGACGGTGACGGTAAAATAGAAAGCGGTTCAAAAGAACATGCTGGATCTGTACATAATGCTATTCAAAAAGCCAAGGGTGGAAAAGCAGATGGTAAGGATACTAGAAAGGAAGAGTATGGTTGCTCAAGTGATTCTCCAAAGGACAAGAAGAAAAAGAAGGTAAAGGAAGATGCTCAATATGGATATGATAAGAAAGGCAACTCATTGAATCCAAAGGACAAGAAGAAAAAGAAGGTAGAAGAGAAGTATGATAACACCAAGTCTCCTGATTATGCAAAGAAGAAAAAGGCTCTTGCTAAAAAGCATGGTGGAGCAAAGAACATAAAGGGTCATCCACAGTATGAACATCATGGAATTGACATAGAACATATTGATGGTAGTGTTACTGAGATAACTGATGTAATAAAAGCACCTAAGATGGTTGCTGCTCCTAAGTTATCTAACTGGAGAGAAGATTTTGTTTGGGATGAACCTGTAGATGAGGCACTGAAGAAACCTAAGTTAGATATTCAAGAAAAAGGTGTAAAGAATAAAGTTGAAATCAATCCTACTGTTGCTACAGAAGGTTATATGTCTAAGGATAAGGAAGGACATACTACTGGTGGATTTCGTATCTCTGATAAGGAAGCAAAGAAAGCAAAGGAAAGACTAAAAAAAAAGTATAAGAAGGAAGACGTAGAAAATCTTCCTGAGATGGACGGTAGTAAGTTAGGCATAGGCTTAGCTGCTGGAGTAGTTACAGGTGGTCTCAAACTTATGCAGTCAGCAAAAAATGCTGCTGAGAAGATGAGGCAGAAGAGATCTGATGCTATGAAGAAAGCATTGGGAGAGGGTAGTCTCAAGCAAGCACGTAAGAACGTGGGTGCTAAGACTTGTTGGGATGGTTATAAAGCAAAAGGAACTAAGATGAAAGGTGGTAAGTCAGTTCCTAACTGTGTAAAAGAGGAGGAAAAAAAAAACTTTGATGAAGCACAGGTAAAATATTATAGTGGTCAAGATAGGAATCCAAACACAGGACTTCCTAAAGGGTTGAAGCCTGCAATAAGGACAGAGAAAGAAGTAAATAAAAAATTAGATAGAACAACTTTAGCACAATCATATGAACCAAAGGGTGAGGTTGTTAGTGAATTGAATAGGTATGAGAAGGAGACTGGTAAGTCATCTGGTTCTATGAACATGCCTAAAGGCAAACCAACCAGTAAGGGTGGTACTAGTAGTCCTGTAATGAGAGCAGTTAGAACTAAGATCCGTAAGGAGACTGGTAAACCAACTGGTCAAACATCTAAGAAAAAGGGTGAAAAAGGTAACCGTCAACCTGGTGATAGGAAGACTACACCAGCAGATTCAATTGCAAAACGTCGTGAGTCAAGAGCAGATGCTGAGAAGTTGATGCGAGACACAAGAGGTACATAGTGCCTCTTCCAAAAATCCACTATGATCCTTGGTTCCATGAAGACATGACTGATTTCCATCTACCTGAACTTGGTGAAGAACCACCAAGACCTGAAGAAGAAATAGCAGATGACATTACTATGCATGAAAAAATGTATAAGATTGCCACATCTAAGTACAACCCATTCTCAGTAGGAGGCTCTGAAAGTATCCATGATTTCGATTAAAGAAACAACCGATTTGAAAAATGAGTTGATCTCTAAAGCTAACGAAAGGCATAAGAAAGCTAAGTCTTTCAAACAGTTTCGTAAAGATGCAGGGAGAACACCCCTGAAGAAGGGTGAGGTACGTAAGTTGGTCAACGGTAAATGGGTAAGTAATAAAAAAGAAGAGGTAGAACATATTGATGAGAAGAAGAAAGGTCTATGGGATAACATCCATGCTAAGAGAAAGCGTGGAGAACCTCCTGCCAAGAAAGGTGACAAAGACTATCCTAAGACATTGAATGTAGAAGCTAAGACTGCTGCATGGCAACGTAAGGAAGGTAAGAACAAGAAGGGTGGATTGAATGAGAAGGGTAGGAAGTCTTACGAACGTGAGAATCCTGGCTCTGACTTGAAAGCACCACAACCTAAAGGTGGTCCTAGAAAGAGATCATTCTGTGCTCGCATGGGTGGTGTCAAAGGACCGATGAAGAAACCTGATGGGTCTCCAACTCGTAAGGCATTAGCACTCCGTAAGTGGAAATGCTAAAGCCTATATAATTTACGTTATTTTTGAACGATGATTAATTTTTTAATGCCGATAGCGATCAGTATCATCAACAAGGCAGTTGATAGGATACCTGACGATCTTGATTCTGTTATCAAAGATTTCCTAATCAAGTTGCTCAAAAGAGCAGCAGCAAAGACAGGAAACAAGGTTGATGATGAACTGGTTTTAGCTTTGCAGAAAGCACTACTAGAGTCTTGATCACATAAATATTCACATACGATAGGAAGAAAACATGTCACCACTTTGGGGAGCTAGTGACTCAGATGAGTCAAAACCTAAGAATCTGACTACTGCAGAAAAGAGAGATGTCTACGCTACCTCAAGTGGTTGGGTAAGAACACCTGGTACTATACTAACTGGTAACGATAACACTTCTGCTGATCCAGAAGTTCTTGTTGCTATTGGTGAGTTGGCAACCAGTCTTGGACAAGCAACTATATCATCTGTAAGATTTAATACTACTGATGTAGATGCATCTGCAGGTGGAACATTAGCAGTGATAGTTGAATTCAACGAGCAAGTCACAGTAGCGACTGCTGCACCACTTATGGTTGTAACAAACAGTAGAGCAGGTGGCGGTAGTGCTGCTAACTTTACCCTCACTATGGATGGATCACTCCCAGTGACCAATGATACTCTTACATTCTCTACCACATTGACTGGTGGTGATGGTAAGCAAGTTGCTGACGATGTATTATCCATCGGAGCACAAACAATAAATGTCAACGGTGGAACCGTTGTTGACACTATCGGAGCAGGTAATGCTGAGATGGCAATTAGTGCTGCTCAAGGAACTGCTGCTGGTACAATTACAGTTGTTGCATAATTTTACTGAATGAAATTTGACGAATTGAATGATGAAAATCATCTTCTCTTCGCCATAAAACATTATGAAAACCCTCTTGCCTCCACTATGGATGAGTTTGAGGAGGATCTAAAGAGATTCAAATACATCAAACGATTACTAAAGAAGTATGTGGTTCAGGGAGATCTTAAACACCATCTTATCCTGAACCATTTGATTATATGTTTCAATGTTTTTGGTGAAGGTACTATACCTCTTCTTTTTTATAAGATAGAAAGAGAATACTGGAATATTCTCAAGACATTTTTATTATTCTTGAACAAAATACCAGACTATCCTCCAACAGGATTGGATGTTATTGATATTGACAAGGAAGTAAATGTTATCCTAACCTCAATCTAATGGATGAGAGTAAGTTCAACAGAATACTAAAAGGACTTCGTGAGGAGATGATGTCCACTGATCCTAGTAACACAGGTGCAGCAGGATTCTCATCCAAAGCAGATGATGAAGGTCCAGTAGCAGGTTATGATAAGAAGTTGGGTGGTAAGATGAAGCGTAGGAAGAAGTATGCCTACTTGAAGCATGATAAGCCTCGCACACGGTGGAAAAATGCGAGTAAATGAACAAGTACTTGAAAGGTTAGAACGTGTGATTGAAACCCTTCAAGAAAATAATGTAAAGATGGGACAGATGCTTGCTGTCCATGATGAGAAACTGACAAAGCAAGACAGAATAGATGCAGTATTATTTGAGAAAGTGGAAGCGGTTCACCGAGAAGTCAGCCGTTCGACTAAGGAGATTAAGGCAGGATGTGAGAGAGATATTCGCTTGGTAGATAATAGACTACGTGTGATGGAGAAGAAGATGTGGAGTATTTTTGGTGCATTAAGTATAATAAGTTTCGTTGTAAGTCCAGTTGGGACAAAAGTAATAAGAGGAACGTTGACTCAAACACCACCACCTGCTATAATTCAAGGGAAATAGTCTCTTGAAATGCTTTACATTGATTCAAAATATATTGGGTTAGTGTCTGCACGGTTAGAGAAGTTCAAACGAACTAAGGATCATCTGTATACATTCAGGTGTCCTTATTGTGGTGACTCTAAGAAGAGTAAGAATAAAACTAGAGGGTATTTGTTTCAGAAGAAAGGAGACTTCATCTTCAAATGTCATAACTGTGGCATGTCGAAGGGGTTTTCTAACTTCTTGAAGGACTTAGACCCCGTTCTTCATGGTCAATTTACTGTAGAGAGGTATAAACAAGGTCTTACAGGTAAACATAGAAACGTACCAGACCCTGTTTTCTCATTCAATAAACCAACCTTCAAGAAGAAGGTAAAATTACCCTTAGCATCTACAAATGCTAGGGCAGGTGACTATCTAAAGAAGAGAAAACTAAATCCTACTAAGTTTTATTATACTAATAGGTTCAAACACTTTTGTAATACTTACAAACCAACATTTGAATCAACTAGGAATGATCATGAACGTATAATCATACCAATGTATGATGAAAATAATGATCTAATTGGGTTTCAAGGAAGGGCATTGGATGCATTTCAAAAACCTAAATATCTCACTGTCATGTTGAATGAAGATTCTCCAAAACTATATGGTCTCGACACCATCAATAAAGAAAAACCAATCTACATCGTTGAAGGACCGTTTGATTCCACACTCTTGGAGAACTCGGTTGCTATGTGTGGCTCCGATGTTGATATTCGGACGCTTGGTTGGAGCAATTATATTTGGGTTTTTGATAATGAACCACGCAACAGAGAAAACATCAGTAGAATCAGTAACACCATTGATCGAGGAGATCAAGTAGTCATTTGGCCTAGTCACATTGTTGAAAAGGACATAAATGATATGGTTTTATCTGGACGTAATGTAGAAGATCTGCTAGAATCTAATACCTATAGCGGTTTAGAAGCTAAACTAAAACTAAAATCTTGGAAGAAAGTATGAGCAACGGTACAAAAGTTAAAAAAAGAAATGGTTCTATTGAACCATTAGATCTTGAGAAGATGCATGTAATGGTTGAGAAAGCCTGTAATGGATTAGCAGGTGTATCAGCATCACAAGTAGAAATACAGTCAGGACTACAGTTCTATGATGGTATAACAACTGCAGAGATACAAGAGATTCTTATACGTTCTGCTAGTGATCTCATCTCTCTTGACAATCCTAACTATCAATACGTTGCTGCTAGGTTACTGCTCTTCTCACTTAGAAAAAGTCTCTATGGTAGATTGGAAGAGATACCACACTTATGGAATCATATACATGATTGTGTAGACAAAGGTACATACGATGAAGAAATATTATCTAAGTATGAGAAGAATGAGATTTATAAAATAAATAGTTGGATAGACCATGAACGTGATTATCTTTTTACTTATGCAGGTCTTCGTCAAGTCTGTGACAAGTATCTAGTACAAGATAGAAGTACTGGTAAAGTATATGAGACACCACAGCACATGTATATCATGATTGCTGCTACATTGTTCCAAGATTATCCCAAAGAAACAAGGTTACTCTATGTCAGACGATACTACGACGCAATCAGCAAACACAAAATCAACATCCCAACGCCAGTCATGGCAGGAGTTAGAACCCCCATTCGTCAATTTGCAAGTTGTGTTCTGGTTGATGCTGATGACACCCTCGATAGTATCTTTAGCAGTGATATGGCTATTGGCAAATATGTCGCTCAGAGGGCAGGTATCGGCATTAACGCAGGAAGAGTTCGTGGTATCAACAGTAAAATCCGTGGAGGGGAAGTTCAACACACAGGTGTGGTCCCGTTCCTCAAAAAGTTTGAAAGCACTGTCAGATGTTGTACACAAAATGGCATCCGTGGTGGATCAGCAACTGTCCACTTCCCAATCTGGCATCAAGAAATAAAAGATATCTTAGTATTAAAAAATAATAAGGGAACCGAAGATAATCGTGTTCGTAAGTTAGACTATAGTATACAAATATCTAAGTTATTCTATGAACGATTCATACGTTCGGAAAGCATTTCTCTTTTCAGTCCTCACGATGTGCCTGGCCTCTACGATAGCTTTGGTACTGGGGATTTCGATGACCTCTACAGAAAATATGAGTCCGAGGAGACCATCCCTAGAGAGACTATCCCTGCCCAAGAACTAATCTTAGATCTTCTAAAGGAGAGAGCAGAGACAGGTCGTATATACATCATGAATATTGATCATTGTAACGATCATTCTTCCTTTATTGATAAGGTTAGTATGAGTAATCTTTGCCAAGAGATCACTCTACCTACTACACCACTTCAACACATAGATGATCCTAATGGTGAGATAGCATTGTGTATATTATCTGCTATCAACGTAGGTAGAATAACTTCTGATAAAGAATTGGAAGATTTGTGTGAGTTATCTGTGCGTGGACTAGAAGAATTAATTGATTATCAAAGGTATCCTGTTCTTGCTGCGGAAAAGTCTACTAAAGCACGTAGATCGCTCGGAATAGGGTTCATTGGTCTTGCACATTACTTAGCAAAGTTGGGGTATAATTACGACTCACAGGAGGCGTGGGATGCTGTACATGGATTGACAGAATCTTTCCAATATTTCTTACTAAAAACAAGTAATGAAATTGCGAAAGAAAAAGGTCGGTGTGATGCGTTTGATAGAACTAAATATTCTCAAGGTAAATTACCAATTGATCATTTCAAAACTGATGTCAATGAAATTACTCAGCAACCTCTAGTGCATGATTGGCAATCTCTTAGACAGTCTATCTTGGAACACGGTCTTAGGCACTCAACACTGTCTGCACAAATGCCATCGGAGAGCAGTTCCGTTGTGTCAAACGCTACCAATGGAATCGAACCACCTAGAGACTACTTGTCCATTAAAAAATCAAAGAAGGGGCCTCTTAAACAGATTGTTCCGTCTTATGGATCTCTAAAAAATAATTACACATTATTGTGGGAGATGGAAAGTAATAGAGGATATATAAATGTTGTTTCCGTGATGCAGAAGTTCTTTGACCAAGCAATTTCTGGCAATTGGAGTTATAATCCAGAGAACTACCCAGACAATGAGGTTCCTGTATCTGTAATGGCACAGGATTTGTTGACTACCTACAAGTATGGTTGGAAAACTTCCTACTATCAGAATACTCATGACATGAAGAGTGATGAGATTGAAGAACCAGTAGTAGTTTCTAATCTTATTTCCGAAATCGAAAACCTAGAAGAAGAATCCTGTGAGTCCTGCACAATCTAAAGTAAAAGGTATGACTGTCTTCAACGACAGTCCAGTTGACACCAAGAAGCAACCAATGTTTTTTGGTAAACCCTTGGGTGTACAAAGATATGACTCATATAAGTATCCTGTATTTGATAAACTAACAAATCAAATGCTAGGATACTTTTGGAGACCAGAGGAAGTATCTTTACAGAAAGATCGTGGTGACTATCAATCATTACGTCCTGAACAAAAGCATATATTTACTTCTAATCTGAAATATCAGATCCTTTTGGATTCCGTACAAGGTCGTGGACCTGGTATGGCATTCTCACCTTACTGTGCTCTTCCTGAGTTGGAAGGTGCGATGAATGTATGGCAGTTTATGGAGATGATTCATAGTAGATCATACACATACATTATCAAGAACGTGTATCCAGATCCATCAGAGGTCTTTGATACTATATTGCATGATGAGAAGATACTTGCTCGTGCTAAGAGTGTTACTGGTGCGTATGATACCTTCATAAATTATGCACAGGAGTATGGTCAGAGCACTGCTTGGACAGATGACATGAGAGATCATCCTAACTCAGAGTGGACAATGAAAGATTTGAAAAGACATCTTTATAGAGCAGTAGCAAATGTCAACATACTGGAAGGTATTCGTTTTTATGTCAGTTTCGCTTGTTCTTTTGCATTTGGTGAGCTCAAACTTATGGAGGGGTCAGCAAAAATTATCTCCCTTATTGCAAGAGACGAGAATCAACACCTCGTATTGACTCAACAGATAATGAAGAAGTGGCAAGAAGGTGATGATCCTGTCATGCAAGAGATAATAAAAGAAGAGGAAGAGAATGTAATACAGATGTTCAGAGATGCTGTAGATGAAGAGAAAGAGTGGGCTGAATACTTGTTCAAAGATGGTACAATGATAGGTTTGAATGATAAGTTGTTAGTAAAATATGTTGAGTGGATTGCTAACAAGAGAATGAGAGCAATAGGTTTGAAACCTATATACGATGCACCTATAAGGAACAATCCATTACCTTGGACAGAGCATTGGATTAGTTCTAAGGGTCTACAAGTAGCACCACAAGAGACAGAGGTTGAATCTTATGTTGTTGGTGGTATCAAACAAGATGTCAAGAAAGACACATTCTCTGGATTTAAACTATGACTGAATTTGGAAATTACATGGCAGCAGCATCATTAGATCTTAATGAAGCATGGAACCTATCATGGGGTGAAGGTATTCAATTTATATTGGTACTTGCCTTTGTGTATTGGTTGAAGGTA